GATGCTGTCCTGGCCGACCACATAAATGCCGGCCTCCGGGTCTGTGCGGATGAGCTGGCCCCGGCCATCGCCAGTGCCGTCCAGGCTGCAGCACAGTGGCAGCGACTCATGGAACCTGGCGGTGGGGTGATCGGTGACCACATCCACCAGCTCAAGGCGCCTGGCCGCCTCGCCCAGGATGACCGGCTCCAGAGTGTTGCCCCACTCCATGGCCTCATTTGGATCGAACTCGACCTCGATGCCCTGCAGCGCCCTAATGCTGGCCTCCAGCTCATCGTTGGGTGTGCGGTATCGGCTGATACCCATAACGCTGGGCAGCCGGCTGGCCGACAGCATGGTGTCGGGGGTGACTTTGTTGACCATGGGTTACTCCTTTTCGCCGGTCAATTGGTAAGTACGAATGACGCGGGCGTGCGCCTGCGGATGAGTGGCCTCGGTGTACCCAATGGCCTTGAATTGCTTGCTTCGGAAGACCGCGCCCAGGACGGACGGGTGCATCTCAGCGGGCAAGGTGATCTGTGCGCGTATGTCGTTGATGCACACAGTTCCTTGCTGGCGGCAGATCTCTACCGCTAGTGCCCGGCAGCGTGCCAGGAACACTGTGTCTCTGGCCTGAAATAGGTCTAGTTGGGCATCGCGCAGGGCGCGGCCTTGATCGGCGTACAGCATGGCCGACCTCAGCGTGTTGCGATGATGACCAGCAGGCCAATCAGAGCGATGCCATACAGCCAGCGCATGAAGAGCGCCTCGGTGCGTGCATCTCGGGCCTGTTTGCTATCGAGCAGCGCCTCTTGCAGGCGCTCAGAGTCCAGGCTCAGGTCATACCTGGGGCGGGGTTGGTAGGCGACCCCGATCAACACCTTGCCGGTGTTGTACGCCTTTTTTCCTACGCTACCTGTAGTGTCAGCGTGGGAATAAACTCTATATACATCGTGCGCGCTTGGATTAGGTTCGGATGACCCGGCCCAAGGTGTTAATCCACATCCAGACCAACTGTCCTGAGTGTTTATGGATTCAGAAAAAGATCTAAGTTCAGTCATTTGCACTCCTTGTCTGTTACATTTTGTTACATTAAAAAAACCAAAGGTCAAAGGGTCACTTGAACACTACCGGTAGTGGTTAAGCTCGCCGAGAATCTTTGGCGCTCTTGGCCAGCTTGATGCTGGTCTTCTGCTGATTTTTTTGGGTCAGCTCTGATCGTGCCGACTCCATGGCGTGACGGGCCGCCAGGATGCGCCAGATGTCGCTCCTGTCGTCTTCCCAGCCCAGCTCGGTCAGGGTCTTGGCCAGGTCGCTGAAGACCTTGGCGGCCCACTTGATGTCATTGATGACCAGCACTGGCACATCCATCCTGCAATTCACGCCACGGCCCACCCGGTTGAGGTACTTGGCCAGTTCTTTGCGCTGTACGTTGTACTCACCATCGAAGGGCTTGACGTAGTCAAAACTCATATGCCAGCTCCAGCGTGAACGGCAGGGAATATTGCCATCTTTGCAAGTGCTTTATGGGAATTGACCCTGTTATATACATGGTTTATTTCACTCTTTTGAGCAGATTGCTGACCTGGCTGGCGTACCACTGAGTGTTGCCGCGTGGTGTCTCAATGCTCCGCGCCGTCAGCACATCGGCAATTTCCCTGAGCGTGGTCGCGCCGCTGCGCTTGATGATGTCCCGCACTTGGGGGCCGACCCGCTCGGCATAGGCATCGGCCTTAGCCTTGATGACCTTGACGCCCTCGGCGCTGCCGACCTCGGGGGTTGGGCTGCCGAGCTGCTTGCCCTGGCGCTTGAGCGCGGCCAGCGCCTGCGTGGTGCGGTCGCTGATGCGCTTGGCTTCGTACTCGGCAAAGACCGCCATCATCTGCAGAAAGGTCTTGTCGGCCTCGGGCATGTCGGCACACAAGAACGGCACCTTGCCGTTGAGCAGCGTGCTGATGAACTGCACATCACGGGCCAGGCGGTCGAGCTTGGCCACCACCAGGGTCGCCTTCTGCTTGCGGGCCAGATCCAGAGCAGCGGCCATCATGGGCCGCTCTTTGAGCCGCTTGCGGGTGCCCGACTCGATCTCGGTGAACTCGCCAATCAGTGACCAGCGGCCACCGTTAAGGAAGGTGGTCACCAGCTGACGCTGGGCCTCCAGGCCAAGGCCGCTCTGCCCCTGGCGGTCAGTGCTGACCCGGTAGTAGGCGACAAATTTGCCGGTGTGCGTGGCCATGTTCCAACTCCTGTTTCTCGGTGGTTGCGGTGTATCGGGGTGATACACCGTGCCGCCATTGTAGTACAGAACCCAACCGGCCGCGCAACCCCCTATTTTTACAAGCTCATCAGTGTTTACCCTTGCCCAATGGTTGCGCTTGTACAGATTGCAAACGGTATGATTGATACCGCAACGATACATAGGAGCGCTATGAAACAGACTCAGCCATTCATGGTTCGACTCAGGCCTACCACTCGGGAGCTGCTCGATAGAGCTGCAGAGGATCAGCGCAGGAGCCGTGCCTCAATCATTGATGAACTCATCCGCGAGGGCTTGACCAAATACGCTGATGTGAACGACCGCCTGCACCGCTTTCTGCAGGGCGCCAAATGACCCAGCAAGAGGCACAGACGCTGCTGGACATGGCCCAGCAAGGCCTGGCCATCCCGGCAGAGGTGGTCACCTGGGCGCTGACCGTCACCGGGGACACCCAGCAGCGCCGGTGGGGTGATCACCAGCCTGTCATGGACTTCGTCCAGGCGCTCCGCAATGAGGGGCTGCTATGAGCGGGGTGATCTTGGCCCTGGATCTGGGCACCACCACGGGCTGGGCATGCAAGCCTGCAGACGGCCCTATCGCGCACGGCTGGGCGTCATTCAAGCCTGGCAGGTACGAGGGTGGCGGCATGCGCTACCTGCGCTTCAAGCGCTGGCTCAGTGAGCTGCAGGGCACCGTCGGGGAGATCGGCCAGATCTACTTTGAGGAGGTGCGCCGGCACAACAGCACTGATGCGGCGCATGTCTACGGCGGCCTGATGGCCACGCTGACGGCCTGGTGCGAACACCACCAGATCCCGTATGCCGGTGTGCCTGTGGCCACCATCAAGCGCCACGCCACGGGCAAGGGCAACGCTGACAAGGCCGCGGTGCTGCAGGCGGTGGCCGCCCGCGGGCACCCGGTGAGTGATGACAACGAGGCTGACGCCATCGCCCTGCTCTGCTGGGCGCTGGAGCAGGAGGCATGAAGTGTCCCGTGTGCAATGCGTGGGCCTACGTCAAAGAAACCAGGCGCCAGCCAGGCAACGAGAAGCTGCGCCGCTACGAGTGCGGCAACCTGCACCGCTTCACCACCATGGAGCGGGTTGAAAGGGTGATCAAACCGAGGAGAAAAAAGGATGACCGAGAGAGAAGTAGTTGATCTGTGGCGGCAGACCAAGGAGGTGAATGCCTTCGCGCAGGAGGTTATGCGGGCCTGCCGCAGAGAGCTGGCAGAGCAGTTCGAGGCCAGGTATGAGGCCTCGCAGCAGAAGGATGTTCACTGGCTGGCTGCAGCCAACCACATCCGCAGCCTCAACAGCGAGCAGCTGTTCGACGATTGGCCGGGAGGCTTCAAGTGAAGTGGCCGGCCAGCTACTACAAGGAGCGCTACGCCATTAGCAGCCGCAAGACGGGGCCAGGCGACGGCAAGATGCTGGAGATGGGCGAGGCGCGGATGCTGCTGACCACCTGGGAGGCGACCAAGGACAGGGCGCTGCTCGAGCGGCACCTCAAGAAGGCCGAGAAGCTCTACGGCAAGGGCGCTGCCGACAGGATCCGGGGCTACATGCGGGTGGTGGCCACCACAGAGAGGTTCACGCTATGAGCCAGGCACACATCACAGGCAGGGGCAGCAAGTACTACGGCAAGCTGATGACGGCGCAGCTGCCCAGCGAGATCAAGGCCATCTGGTACAGCCGGGACGAGGAGCTGCCAGAGCTGCCCAGGCACGGCTGGTCATGGCAGCTGCAGACAGACATGACCGAGGTCGAGAACCGGGAGCTGGTGATCAAACTGCTCGAGGCCATCGACTTTACCGAGCGCGAGGAGCTGGTGGTGCGCCTGGTAGTCATCGAACTGGCCACGTTTAATGATGTGGCCGCCGAGCTGGGCATCACCGTCGCCAGGGCCAGGCAGATCTACTTGAAGGCCATGCGCCGGGCCAGAACCAAGCAGGGCAAGGTGACCGGCATGTCGCCCTGGGAAGTACACAGCGACATCATCCATTGGCAGTACTACAGGCGCCAGCAAGAACAAGCCAGACGCAGGAGCAAGGCATGAGCAAACTCAAAACCCTGACCATCCCTGACCACCACAAGGTGCAGGCCAAGGTGGTGCTCAACGAAGCCATTGATGAGCAGCCAGACAGTGTGATCGTGCTGTGTTTCTGGAAGGACAAAGGCCAGTTCAAGATCAAGACATCGACAGTGCCAGACCGGCTCATGCTGATCGGCGCATTGGAGGAGGCCAAGAGCAAGATCATCACGGATGGTTACGCATGAGCCTGTCAGACCACCAGATCTTCATGCTCAAGCATTTCGCTATGGGCTGGAAATTCAAGCAGTACAACGACAAGCCGGGCAGCTGGAACACCTACTGGTCGCTGCGCCGTAGGAACCTGATCAAGGCCGACAGCGTGGTCACTGAGCAGGGCCGCAAGGTGCTGGCCAAGGAACTGCAGCAACAGGCCGCCAGGCAGGCCAAGCGGGAGGCAAGGCATGAGCGCACTGCCTGACACAGTGGTGCCCTTTGCGCTGCCCAAGCGGCCCAAGGTCAAGCAGCAAGAGGCGCCGCCCGACCAGCGCAAGCTGGCCGTTATCCCGATCCGAGCCTGCACCGACCGGCAGCTGACCGAGGGCATGCTCCGAGCCTTGATCCTGATCTGCAGCTACGTCAACCGAGCCGGCATCACCTGGGTCAGCCAGAAGCTGCTGGCCGACAAGCTAGGGGTCAGCCAGCAGGCAGTCAGCAAACAGCTGGTCAAGCTCACCAAAGCCGGCTATCTCGAGGTCATCCGCAAACCGATCCGAGGCCAACGGCACGCCACCTGGCGGGTCATCTTCGACCCCAGCATCAAGGCCGAGGACGCAGTGGCCATAACTAGCGCCATCGAGGACACCAGACCACCGTACATGAAACAAGAACAGGAGGAAGAAGCCAACCAGACACCAGACCCAGCCGGCCAAGCACGCATCGCCAAGCTCATCAGCCAGGCGCTCAGACAACCACCAACCAGGAGCAGAACCATGCCATCAACAGGCGAAACCGTTACAACCAAGAAGATGAAAGAGGAGATCAAGGCCGCCCAGGCCAAGCGCTCTAAACGCACTCACGCACAACCTCCAGAGGTTGTACAACCTGATCAGCCTCTCATACAACCTCTAGAGGTTGTACGTCCTACAACCTCAGAAGGTTGTGTAGAACGCAAAAAGAACACATTAAGAGAGGTTGTATACCTCCTGCACAACCAACTAAACGAAAAGCAAATTGCTGACAGTCTCGACATCCTGCTGCCGATCTACCAGGCTGAGGGACTGACGCCGACTGCCCAGGTGCTGGCTGACGGCATCCTGCAGATGCACCGGGACACGGCATGAGCCAGACCCTCGGCAAGGCACCTGGCAGGCCGCAGGAGACGCGATCGGGGCACGGGCAATGGGTAGGTAGCCATCTGCCTGTCCGAGCGCCTGTAGGCCGTTCTACGCGATCTGTACGAAAACCAGACGAACGTATGGATTTTGGACAAGGGGGGGTCATGGCCATGCCAAGGGATGGCCGGCCTGTACTATACGCGCCAGCGCATCGCGTGCGCGATACCGCGTACGTCAGCGTGCGCGTGGAACGACCCTTTGCCCCCTCCCCCTTGGCCTGTGCGAGTGGGGGTCTGTCGCAATTTTTCCCCAACTTTTCTTGGAAAGGGTTTCCCCATGAGACTGACAGGTGACCGAAACCAGTGCCCTGGTTGCGACGAGTACTTCAACAGCACGGCTGCTTTCGACAAGCACCGGGTGGGTCAGCATGGTGTGGATAGGCGCTGCCTGAATGCCGACCAGATGCTGGCCAAAGGCATGGCAAAGAACTCAGCTGGGTTCTGGGTTGGTTCGCCGATGGTGAATGCAGGGCATCAGTACTGGCAAAACAGCGCCGATCAGGATGCGGTTGATACCGAGGTAGCCACCGAGCCTGAAAACGGCTGAAACGTGCCCACCAATTTTTCCCCCTTTTTTCAACCTACAGGCAAAGGCCTGTCAACCAATGTCAGTAATCGCTGACAATAACCAAAAGGAGTGTTTGTATGGCGTATGAGATGAGAGCTGGACAGGGTAGCCTGTTCAAGAACGACAAGAAGACGACTGACAAGGCGCCTGGGTACAAGGGCAAGCTAATGCTGCCTGATGGCCGGGTGCATTACGTCAGTATGTGGGTAAAGAAGACTGCGGCGGGTGAGCCGTGGTTCAGTGTGTCTATGGGTGAGCAGGTGACTGTGAGCCAGCACAGCCAGGCCAAGGCAGATGGTTTCCAGCCGCAGCCTGGTGGCGATGAAGACATACCTTTCTGATGGCTAGGACTAAGTCTCGGATCAGTGAGCAGATCCCCAGCCTGAAGAACTGGGGTGGTGTGCGTTCGATTGAGCGCAGGATGGAGCGCAGCAGCACGATAGTGGCCAACCGTGAGGCGGTGGCCTATGCACTGCTGTGCATGGCCAACACCAAGATCACGGACATCATGGATTGGGACGAGTCGGGCAACGTGCGTGTCAAGCGTGCGTCCGACATTCCCGAGCATGCGCTGCAGGCGATCAAGAACATACGGGTCAAGAGTGACCGGGATGGCAACAGTACGCTCGAGGTGGAGCTGTATGACAAGGTGGGCGTGCTGCGTTTGCTGGCCAAGGCGTCTGGCTTGCTGGACAACCCTGACCAGGACGACAAGCCCAGTGTGATTGATGTGAATGTGGTGGCCCCGCCACCGAGGGGAGAAGAATGAGCAAGACCAAGGAGCAGAGCAGCAAGGAGGTCAGTGCTGGCGGGCTGCGGTTCGACTTCTCGCAGTCGCCTGTCATCTACGACTTCTTTCAGAGCAACGCCTTTGTCCAGGGCATCATGGGGCCGGTGGGGTCTGGCAAGAGCTACGGCTGCGCGGCCAAGATCTTTAAGAAGGCCATCCAGCAAAAGCCCAGCCCCCATGACAACATCCGCTATACCCGCTGGGCGGTGGTGCGAAACAGCTACCCCATGCTCAAGACCACCACCATCAAGACCTGGTTGGATCTGTTCCCCGAGGCCACCTTCGGCCCCATGCTGTGGACGCCGCCCATCACCCACCACATCAGGCTGCCAGCCCGCGGTGATGCCGCCGGCATCGACTGCGAGGTCATCTTTCTGGCACTCGACCAGCCAAAGGATGTCAGAAAGCTGCTCTCGCTCGAGCTGACCGGCGCCTGGGTCAACGAGGCCCGCGAGCTGCCCAAGGCGGTGATCGACGGCCTGACCCACCGGGTCGGTCGCTACCCCACCAAGCGCGACGGCGGCGCCACCTGGCACGGCATCTGGATGGACACCAACCCAATGGATGACGATCACTGGTGGCACAACATGGCCGAGAAGGAACGCATGACCGGCCCCTATGCCTGGAAGTTCTGGAAGCAGCCAGGCGGTGTGATGGAGGCCGACCCCGACGCCCTGCCCGATAACCCCGAGGCCAACGACCATGTCTTCAGCGCAGGCAAGTGGTGGAAGATCAACCCGGCTGCAGAAAATCTCCACAACTTGCCCCCAGGCTATTACCCGCAGATGCTGCTGGGCAAGAACCTCGATTGGATCCGCTGCTATGCCGGCGGGCTGTACACCTACGTCCAGGAGGGCCGCCCCGTTTGGCCAGAGTACGAGGACAGCACCATGTCTGGTGATACCGAGGTTGACCCCACCGTGCCGATCCAGGTGGGCCTGGACTTCGGCTTGACCCCGGCGGCCACCATCGGCCAGCGCCTGCCCAATGGCCGCTGGCTGATCCACAAGGAGATCGTGACCTTCGACATGGGTCTTGAGCGCTTTGGCCTGGAGCT